TTGACGGAGAGTCAAACTTTGCTATGGAAAATGATTGGATTAGCGCTCAGCTAAAAATAACTAATCATTCTAACCCTTCAACAAATGATGGTTATGTTGAAGTAATACACCACGCAGGTAAACCACCGTATACATTTGAATGGGATACAAACTCCGCTGCACTAACTGGATTTACAGGCGTCACAACTGGCTCTATAATAGGTCCACTTCAGTCAGCTGGTGCAATAGCAGTTAACGTAACAGATAAAGATAATAGTACAGTAAATTTAACTGGAAACGTATTATCAAACCAACCTGGAAATCCAATAACCTTAGGAAGTATAACAACTAATGCTAGTGCTACAGGAAGTACAAAAATAACATTAGCGTCTCAGCAAATGAAATCAGGTTCAATATCTAGAGAAGAAATGTCTAGAGAAACTTGGAAAAGAATGCTAAATAATATACCTCTACTACTTAAGACAAAAGGAAGTGAAAGAGGTATCAAGGCTTTAATATCTACTTATGGTTTACCTCCAACATTATTAAGAGTGTTTGAATATGGAGGTCCAAGAAAAACTAGACAGACAGGTTCATATATAAAATATGACAAGTTTAGTTATTCATTAGAATTTACAGGAAGTCAACATGTACAGCTACCTTGGAAAAAAATTACAAACCACCCATTTCACAATGCAATAGACAGAGTACCTGATTCTGTTGAAATGAGATTTAATACTTGGACAAGGACTTCTCAATCTTTAGCATCTTGGGGAGGTGCTGGCAAAATGCAGTTAGGTATTATACCTCACGTTAGCGCTAGTAATTTAACTTCAGATTATTATAACTTTGGTGCTATCGTTATGGAGATGGATGGCGGTTCTGCCCAAGCTACATCTTCTTACCTTCCTCTATATGACAATGATTGGTGGAACGTAATGGTAAGTAGAGTGACTGCTTCTACAGCAGCTGTAAACAGTAGTACAACAAATCAATTATTCAAAATTTCTTGTGCTAAATCTCCAGACCACGCAGGGGCTAGAATAACTCATACTGCATCAACATATATATCTCAAAAAGAATCTGGTAACGCTAATAGGTGGAATAAGGTACATACATTTAGAGTTGGTGGTAATAATTGTAATACTAATTTTGGAAAATTTTCCGGCTCTATGCAAGAGGTAAGATTTTGGATGTTTGAAGAGCAACTTCAAGCTCAGCTCGATGAATGGAACACATTAGATGCTTTTCACAATCATGTGCGTGACCCTCAACAAATACAAGGAATAGAGGCAACAGGTTCATATAACCAGTTAATAGGCCGATGGTCATTAGGTGCTGACTTAAATAGATGGAGTGGTTCATGGGAACCTCCTTTTAATACGCTAGCAATTATATCATCATCTGCACCAAGCGCATGGAGAAGAAAAGACCCTTATACTCAAGGTTCATTTGGTGAATTAGATGCTGCACCTTATGGATTTGTAATGGACGTAACAATTGACTGGCCAACTGAAGAGGAAAGATATTTCACACCTATGCCCGATTTAATTGGTACAAGAGAGCTGTCAGATAAAACTCGTATAGAATCTTCAACACTAACAGGAAATCTTACAAATGAAAGAAAAGTAGAAAGAAGCGCTTATGATAAAGCTCCTTTAGATTCAAATAGACTTGGAGTATTTTTTGCACCAACATTTGAAATTGATATTGATATCGCTAGAGAATTAGGTGATGCAGAATTTGATAACTATATAGGTAATCCTTTAGATTTAAGAAACAATGAATATAGAAGACTACGAGCATTAAGAAATCACTATTGGTATAAACACCAAAATCCTTATGACTTTTATGATTATATAAAAATACTTAGACATTTAGACCATACACTGTTTAAGCAGATAGAGCAAATTGTACCTGCGAGATGTAATGCTCAAATTGGATTGTTAGTAAAACCAAATATGTTAGAGCGACCTAAGGTTGCACACATGCATGCTGAAAGATATTACAATGATATACACGGTACACTAAAAGTAGAACCTGTGCGTTTATTAGCAGGTACAACAGAGTTAGGTGGTCCTGTGCATCAATGGCAAGACCCTAAAAATGGAAAGTGGTCAACTGGTTCTGCACAAGCTGGAACATACGCAAGAAATGCAATGACAGCATTTCGAACATATCAAAGTAATTCATTTAACGACTATCCTTTATATACAGAACAATCAGAAGGTGAGCTTGTTATATTCTTAGATACAAGAACTCATTATGGTCACGATTTAGAAGATGATGGTGCAAGATATGTTTGGAGATACATGAATGAATTCAGACACAAAAGACCTACAAATCAATATGGACCTTATACAAAAGATGGAGTATATCAGGTAGACGCATTTTACCAAATGCAGACTGCTACATATGAAAATAGCTTTGAATTTTTCCACAATGTTGATAGCAATGTATTAACAGATAATTATTGGGAATTAGACCATTTAGTTGATAGACAGAGTACAGAATCGCACGGTACACTAAACCCTGCATCTGCATTCAAGCATTATTCAATGCAAAAAAATATAACACCTCGTCATTCAAGAAATAGAATGTCAGCAGGTTGGGCTGAAGCTTCAAGAAGCCGAGAGCCTTTTAACGATTTTGGTAATATACCAAATTATTATCACAGTCGAATGTCAAGAATATATTCTAAGGAAAAATTCTATTACTTTTCACCTAACAACAATATGCACAATAGTGCTAGTACTGGAGGTCATGCGGCACCAGGAGTTAGTATGAGTGGATGGGGACCTCACGCACTTAGAAACGGATTTTATAGGTCAGGTTTAAGACCTGTTAGTAAAAGTCATGAAAGAGCAGACGTACAAGATTATAGACCTAACGCAATAAACAACTTATTTTATGCAGGATGTAAATTGGTAGGCTCTGATTTTAACATGCCTGTATTAGATACAGTTGATGGAGGTCCAGTAGTAGAATATACTGATACTTCTCCAAATAGAATAATGATAGTTAATAGAACAGCAGGTGGTGGTGATATAGCAGCCACAGCAGCTCCTGCACAACAACAATCGAGAGGCGTATAAAAAATGACTAACGATATATTTATATTAAAGAAAATAAAAGTGGGAATAACAACATGGGATATTTAGATAAAACAACAATTACGGTCGATGCAATTCTTACGAAAAAAGGCCGAGAGCTTTTAGCGAAAGGCTCTGAACAATTTAAGATAACACAATTTGCATTAGCCGATGATGAGGTTGATTATGGACTGTGGGATGTTAATCACCAGCTAGGTTCTAATTATTATGGACAAGCAATAGAAGCAATGCCAATAGTAGAAGCAGTACCAAATGAAACTTATGTTATGAAACATAAATTGGTCACTCTTCCTAAAAACATTTCTAGAATGCCAACCGTAACGGTAGGTGTGACAGACATAACTTTATTGGCCGGTGGTGATAAAGCTCCTATTACTCCAAATACAGCAAATTACGCAAATGGTAATTCAACTTATGGATATACAGCTATATTAGCAGACTCAGATGTTTGCTATCTAAATGTAGCTTCAGGTGGTAGAATTGCTAGTGGATATAATCCAACAATTGCGGACTTTATTGGAGATACAGGAAATTCAATAACAGTGACTGGAACTCGTTTCCAAGTTGTTGCAAAAGCACAGCCTGTAGAAGATAAAACAACAACCCTTACGATAATTGGTAATGAAACTGGTGGATACGTTACAGTTAATATAACAGTTAAAAAAGAATCGACAGCTACAAACTTAGTTGAAGACTTCTATTATGACCAACCGTAAGAGATAGGAGAAATAAAAAATGGCAAAAGGAAATTTTAGTAAAAAGTTCAATAAAAGTAATGCACTTTCTAGGAACTATTCTACAAGAGTAGGTGGAAGAACAAGAAGGCCTACATCTCCTGTTAGAAGAAGAGTCATACAGCCTATATATAGTAGATTCTCTAGAGAAGATATCGTTCAAAACGCAAAAGCTGATAATATAACAGCAGCTATGTGGTCTAATAACGATGGTGATTTGATGGATGCTACAAACGAACTATATACATCATCCGTACAAATGGATGCTGCAGGATTATATTATGCAGAGTTCTATAGAGAAGACCCTCAGACAACTGTAAATGCAGAACCTCAATTTGCAATTGCTTATGGTAATTCAAATGGCTCTGGTTCGGCACCAATATCAGAATACTCTTCTGAAGGTATGACACCTACAAAGGCTGTATATCAACAATACAGAAATCTTTTATTAGGTCCTGGAGATGATTTTTTCACAATAACAGATGCAGCTACCAGTACTACATATCAAGAAACAGGTTCAGTATTTATTAATATAAATAGAAATAGATTCAAAGAAAGAATTGACCCAGGTAATTGGGAAATAACAATTAAGAACACTGCGTTTTCAGGTCATACAAATGGTCAGATAACATTTACAGATAATAGCTCTGTGACTAGTCCTGTACTTGGAGACAGTGGAGCTTTATATAAAGTTGTGACAGGCTCGATGGGGACAACAAACGCATCTGCAGCTCAACTAGGATGGCTATATCCAGATATGGGTGTTATTATGCTTTCAGCAAGAGCATTAGGTTTACCAGCAGAAACAAATTATTGTTGGTGTCCTGGTGGTGTTGGTGGTACAGATATTACTGCAACAGGTAATCAAAATCCACAAATACATACTTTAATTGGAGCGTTTACAGGTTCAACTGGACCAGGTGCATTTGCAGCTAGAAGTTCAGAAAGAATATATTCTACTCACTATTTTATAAGACTGAAAAACAACGAATATAACTTTAGTAATAATCCTTCGTTTACCTCTGGCTCTCAAGGAGAATTTGCACATCCATCTATGTATAGAGACCCGCATGTTTATATTACAACTGTAGGTATGTATAACGATAGAAATGAATTACTTGCAATTGCAAAATTAAGCAAACCGTTGTTGAAATCATTTACAAGAGAGGCATTGATACGAGTTAAATTAGAATTCTAAGCGGAGTGAAATATGTCTGGAATTTTCAAGGCCTTTAGAGGTGACGAAATACAACTTACTCCCTACAATGCTCATAAAGATTATATTGTTTATATAGAAGACTATACAGGTAGTTATTATGAACCGTATTATGAGCAGGTTAGGACGCTAAACCATCCGTTAACATCTTCAGATGATTTAGAGACTGTGACAGTTTCGATGAGTGTCTTTTCATACCAAACAGAGTATGAACCATCAGACTTCTTTCCAGACGAATTCGGAATGTATGGAGCTTTGACAAGTGGCTCTGGTGATAAGCGAACTACAAACAATTATTTTCAAAAAATACTTCACGGCTCACTTCAAGGTATGTATTATACAAACCCTGATGACCCTATGTATACATTAGATAATAGCGGTTATGAAAAAGAATATAGAGAGTTAAATAAAACAGCTCAGATATTATCAATTCCTCAAAGAATGCATGGTGAAGCTATAAGAAAAAATAGTGTAAAAATTCAATCAGGTAGTTTATCAGAAAGAGTCACCTTATATGATGATGGATTTGGAAATTTATATGACAACGCAATAACAGGCTCTTCAGTATCTGAGTCAATTGCAACAAGTCAATCTGTAAGCTATACAACTGAAAGTTTAATATCTCTTAATTTTTCAGATTTATATACTAAAGTCGGCCAGACTGTGACAGTTCATAGTACAAACGATAAAAGCCTTTGGAAACAAAAGTATGGTGGACAAACATTTGATATAAGTAATGATACAAGATTTTTTGAAAGGTCTATATATCCAAATAAAGTAGCTCTATATAAAGGTGAAGTATTAGACGAATATCCTGAAGGTGCTTATATTTCTTTTGACGGAGACGAAGGAGATACATCTGAATTAAGAGCAGAGCCTTTGAGTAGTAGCTTTATGCAAATCGAACACATTCCTACTTTAGATGTAAGGCGAAACGAAGATTATACAGTAGCAATGAGAATATCTTGTTCGGCAGTTCAACCTACAGCAGATGATGGTCTATACAATTATAATCATATGTTTATTTTACACAAACAGGATTATACTGGAGCAGGAGGTTATACATACCCATTTTCTTTAAGACAAGTATCTGACAATGCACCTCTGTCAGGAGTATATGGAACACGAGGTCATTTACAAGCACAGATACGAGTAGGTACATCATTTGTAAAAATAAATAGTACAGGCTCAGTCACAGGCTCAGGAAATAAATGGTGGGATGTTGCAATAGTCAAAGGAGGTGACTCTATGTCACTATACATTGATGGCGACCTACAAGGCAAAGAATTTTTACCTCAAGGAAATCTACACAACACAGCTCCTATAACAATAGGCTGTACAAAGCAATGGGGAGGTTATTATTCAGTAGCAAATCCAAATGTACCAGGTGCAACAATACAAGTGCCAAGATTAGAGGCGAGAGCTAATTGGAAAGGAGGTATGAGTAATTTTGCAATCTTTAATAAAGCTTTAACACCAGCTGAAATATCATATAATGTAGCTACAAAAGGTAGGATGACGAACATAGTAGGTAACGTATTTTATAATCACGGTATTATAACATTAACAAGCGAAGACGCTAAATATAAAGCTGCAGCCTCTGGTCAGCCTATGTTTTCTCAATGTACACTATCATTTGAAAATACTCATGAAATAATGGAGCATGAATATACATGTAATATAAAAGAACGAGAATACATGTATACGATGAATCCTACAATTGTAGATGATACAAAATTAAATACAATAAAGCATTATGTGACTCAATCAACTTGGTCACCTTATGTTACGACAATAGGATTATATGATGAATACGCTAGACTACTTGCGGTAGGTAAGTTATCTAGAGCAATAAAAAAATCTCAAGATTATGATACAACATTTGTTGTAAGATTTGATACATAAAATATGAGTCATTGGTTATACAAAAATAAAGTGCTCAATGAAGCACCTAAAGGTTATTTTGGTTTTGTTTATTTAATTACAAATATAAAATCAGAAAAGAAATATATAGGCAGGAAGTATTTTGGCACAACACGTCGTGTCAAGGTTGCAGGAAAGAAACGAAGGAAGGTTATAAGAAAAGATTCTAATTGGAGAGATTATACAGGCTCTTCTAAACAATTAAATTTAGACATATTAAAACTAGGCAAGAAAAACTTTAAGTTTGAAATACTAATTATGGGTGAAACAAAAGGCCAAGTAAATTACCTTGAAGAGAATATACATCATAGATGTCATGTTTCTGTAAAAGAGGAATTTTATAATGACTGTATTGGTCCAAGAAGATTTGCTAAAGTAAAGTTTACAAGGCGAATTGAAAGGCAAATAAACGAGCTAAAATTTTAATATATCGGAAAAAATTGTTATATTATATACATGAAAAGTAGACAATTTATAAACTTACTTGAAAGCGTATTAGGTACATCAAAGAGTAGTGGAAATGAGCATACTTTTTCATGTCCTTATTGCAATCATCATAAGAAAAAACTTGTTATAAATGTAGCTACTGAAAAATGGCATTGTTGGGTATGTGGTACAAAAGGAATAGGTGTTTCTAGGATATTCAAGAAATTAAAAGCCTATGATAAAATACCTTTACTAAGTAAATTTTCTAAAATAAAGATTAGTAGTAAGGTAGATAAAAAAGAACATGTTTCACTTCCTATGGAGTTTATACCAATGGTTAATGGGAACATAAGTAGTCCTGAATTTAGAAATGCTGCAAACTATCTAAAAAAACGAGGATTAAATAAAGTAGATGTATTAAGACACAATATAGGATATTGCGAATCTGGACCATATTCAGGAATGATTATAATTCCTAGTTATGATAAAGATGGTGTATTAAATTATTTCGTAGGCAGGTCTTATTATGATACTACATTCAAACATAAAAATCCAAAAGTTTCAAAGGATATAATAGGCTTTGAGCTTTTAATAAACTGGAAAGAAAATGTCAATATATGTGAAGGAGTTTTCGATGCAATTACTATAGGTGAAAACACAATACCTATATTTGGAAAATTTTTGCCTAAACAACTAAGACTCAAGTTAAAAGAGAAATCTGTTAATAGAGTTAATATAGTTCTAGATAACGATGCTAGAAAAGAAGCACTAGAATTATCTGAGTATTTAATATCAGAGGGAATAGATGTAAGAATGGTCGACATACCAAATGATACAGACCCTAATGAACTAGGAAGAGAAAAGATTAATGAGCTTATAAATAAAACTGAGACATTAGACTTTAGAAAAATAGTGGAGATGAAATTTGGACTTTAACAAAATAGATGTAGGTTTTGACAAACTAGATAAAGTTTTACACATTGCAGATATACATATTAGAAATTATCAAAGACACAAGGAATACAGAAAAGTATTTCGGCAATTATATAAAGAGGTTGATGCTTTACCAAAAAATTCAATCGTATATGTAGGTGGAGATATAGTACATAGTAAGACAGATATTTCACCAGAGCTTATAAAGCTGACAACAGAATTCTTAAAAAATTTAGCAGACAGAAGACACACAATAGTAATTACAGGTAATCATGATGCAAATCTAAATAACTCATCAAGACTCGATTCTCTATCTCCCATGATAGAGTCTTTATCTCATCCGCAATTACATTATCTGAAAGATTCTGCTATACATGAAATTGCAGGAACTCATTTTGTAGTATTTAGCATATTCGATGACCCTCAAACGTTTATACGAGCAAAATCATTTGACGCGAAAACAAAAGTTGCATTATTTCACGGTGCGCTTGATATGTCATATACAGATGCTGGTTATAAAGTAGAAAGTGATGACTTAAAAATATCTATGTTCGATGGATATGATATGGTAATGTTAGGTGATATTCATAAGCGTCAATTTTATAATAAAGAAAAAACTATACTTCAAGTAGGCTCTTTAATACAACAGAATTTTGGTGAGGCTTTTGATAACCACGGTTGTGCAATATGGGATATAGATTCTAGAATTGCGGAGTTTAGAAATTTTAATAACGTCCACGGTTTTTATACAATTGAAGTTGATAGTGGTATACTTCCAAATATAGATAACATACCAAAATATCCAAGAGTAAGAATAAGAACGACAAACACTACTCAAGCTCAATTAAAAGATATAATAAAAGAAATTAAGAGTAAGTGCAAAACAAAGGATATAATCATAATAAAAAATGATAAACTCAATGCTCAAAATAAAACTCCACGCTCTGTCACTAGAGATATAAGAAATGTACAATATCAAAACGAATTACTTGAAGAGTACATAGGAACAAACCATCCAGCAGATGATGAGACAATTCGTAGAATTAAAAACATAAATACTGAGTTAAATAAAAATCTAAAAAATATAGAAATATCACGTGGAGTAAACTGGCTGCCTAAGAAATTTGAGTTTTCAAATATGTTTAGTTATGGTGAAAACAATGTAATAGACTTTACAAAGCTTAGAGACGTGATAGGTATTTTTGCACCTAACCATTCGGGTAAGTCTGCAATACTTGATGCAATCATGTTTAATATATTTCATAAGTGCTCTAGAACAAAATCAGCAAACGATGTACTTAACAACAAAAAGAAAAGTTTTTATTCAAAGCTAAATTTCGAAATAGACGGTGTTGATTATTTCATTGAACGTAAAGGTAAGAAAGAGAAGAAAGGTCACGTTAGAGTTGATGTAGATTTTTGGATGGTAGGAGAAGATGATAGTATAATATCATTAAACGGCGAACAAAGAACTCAGACAGATAAAAACATAAGAGGTTATTTAGGTTTATATAACGACTTTGTATTAACTTCAATGTCTGTACAAAATAACAATACAGGATTTATAGACCAGTCTCAGGTAGAGAAAAAAGATTTACTATCTCAATTTTTAGATATAACAGTATTTGAAGAGTTATATCATTTAGCTAACGAAGAAATAAAAGAAGTGCAAATACTTCTAAAGAATTTTGGAAAAACAGATTATGCGGAACAGCTCATTGAAGAAGAAGAGAACCTTGCAAATTTCGAAAAAGTATTTAAGGATTACGAAGATGATAAAAAGAATATCCAAAAGAAATACTCGAAAAAAGAAGACAGTATAAAGCAGAAGACAAAAGAACTAAAGAATATAAAAGTAGAAAACGATATTGAGAAACTAGAATACAACAAGTCTAGAATAGAAAAAGATATTGAAGTACACAATTATAAATTAGAAAAGTATAAAAATTATACAAAAGATAATAAAAAGAAGCATGTTGATATAAACAACAAACTTTCTAAAATTGATATAAATTCTATAAACGAAAGAATAGAATCTCTTGAAAAAGAAAAAGAAAACAATTCTAAATTAATTAGAGAAATAGAAGTTAAGAAAGTAAGTGTAAGAAATAAATTAGATTTAATATCTAAATTAGATAATCATGAATATGACCCTGATTGTAATTACTGCTGTAATAACGAATTTGTAAAAGCTGCAAATAAAGCTAGTGAAGAGTTGTTAGAGGAGAAAGTTATTGTAAAAAAATTATTAAGCGACAAGGAAATTTCTGACGATATATTATTGAGCTATCCTCAAGTAAAAGAATTAAAACAGACGCACAACTTATTAAATTCAGAAATTATTACAATTAACCAATATGAATCAGAAATAAGAATTAAGTCTTTAGAAAGAAAGTCCAGCCTACGCGCAAAGAAAACTGAATTAAAGGGTGTTATAAAGGACATTGAGAAATATCATAATAATGTTGAATTTATTAAGCTTAATGAGCGGATTAACAAAGCCATAGATACATTAGAAATAGAGAAGTCATCAATTAAGGTAGAATTAGATGCAATTCAGTCTAACCTTCAGAAAGCCTATTCTAATGTGACCATAACAAAACAAAATATATCTCATATTAAAAATACTATTAAAGAGGCTCATGAATTAGAATTAAAGCTGAAATCTTATGAGTATTATTTAGATGCTATAAAGCGTGATGGAATACCTTATGAAATAATAGCTCAAACGCTTCCTTATTTAGAAGAAGAGATAAACAATACACTTTCTCAAATAGTAGATTTCGAAATCGAATTTGATGTTGATGGTAAAAACATATTAAGCTATATAAAATATA